TTGATCAGCTAATATTAGAATGCTGGGATGGGATCGATCCTAACTCTGGTTGGGTGCATGTTTCTTACGTCAATGATGTCGCAAATAGAAAAGATGTGCTAACATATACACGAGCAGGTGGATATACGAAAGGAATAATATAATGCAAGACGGTCCTTTTAAAGAATATTTAGAAAAAAGTACAGAAGGCGTTATTAGACAAGAACTAATAACTTATAAAATAGAAAACGGTGTGTTAAAAAGACAAATAGTTACTAGAGACTTTATTGAATCTGGGGACTACCATGATAGCTCATTTTCTTTACCTTTAATGACGATGCATTAATATGGGTTACACAAGAAACTATCAACAAGAGTACGCTAACGAATCTCCAGAACGTAGGAAGATGCGAGCTAATAGAAACTTAGCTCGCAGACAAATGATTAAAAAAGGCAAGGTTAAAGTTGGTGATGGTAAAGATGTTCATCATGTTGGTGGAAATGCTATGAATAAAGGTAGTAAACTAAAAGTCATGGCTGCTTCTAAAAATAGATCTTATCCCAGAAATAAAAATGCTGGCAAACTGAATCCTACTGCATAATGGCTACACTTATTTGTAATTTACCATCAGTAGATGTTTGGGTTAGACGAGAATATTTAAGAGATCATCAAGATGGACATGGAGAATTCGTAAAAGGTGTCTGGGTTACTGCAAAATCTATTCCTGGTAGAAGTTTTTACTTTGAAACTTACCTTCCTGATTATGGTGCTTTGTATGACAAACTACCTATTTCTGCATTCGTATCAAGTCCTGATACCCCGACTCCAGATATGGATCTTTACAATCTTCAGTTTTGGAATTGCATGGATTATGGCGTGGTGTCTATTTGTAAACAATTCATAGGATCAATGGACTTTGAAATACTAACACGGGATCACGGTACAATGATGGGTTCCTACATTTGCACTATAGATAATTATCATCAAGATCCAGACGTAGTTGATTACGCTACCAGCGAAACACCAGCAGAACATAAATCATTTAATTTGCTTGAATTAAAAAATGGACAGTTCTGCCTGTATCCAAATAACAGGATGAGAGTTTACGATAATTCTTTAACACCTCAAGAGCCATTGCAACCAGACTTCAAAGTGAGTACAGTAGAGTATCAAGTTGAGAATGGTCAAAAATTTAGACTTGGTGATACAGATGAATACTTTTGGAAAACCAAAGATGAATGATAGAGTTTGCTTTAGTCTATATGATAGGCACGATAATAATTAACCAGGATCAAACATTTCCAAATGTTAATGACTGCCTGTATTTTGCCAGACGATTAAACGAACAACCAGAGATTCCATACCCAGATGCCAAGTTCAGAAAAATCACAGCCTATTGTAAGCCCGTGCCTAAAGGTGTGCAAAATACAAAATAATATATGCATTGGATGTTTTAGGACTTTAGAACAAATTTCTAATTGGACTAAAATGTCTGATGAAGAACGTAAAAAAATAATGCAGAGTTAAGCACTTTTTATTTCCTTATCTATAGGGGGGAGGATAAGAAAATAGTTGACTTTAATTATTATTTAGTATTAAATAATAAAATGCTCTTATAAAGGGATAAGCATACGGCATTTGTAAGAGGATGCACTAGGTGCACTAGGGAAAAACGAACTCAGCTATCCTGGGTTCTTTTTTTTGTTAAAAATAAGGCTATCACTTAAAAAACGAGGCTCTCAGATGCCTCAGAATCGTTGAAACACAAGGCTTTGGTATGGTTGGTACCTAGAATAGTCTTATCTTTTGTACATTTAAGATAGATAGCCTAGCATTAATTCATGCTCTTTTGACACTTATTTGTTTCACTTTTGCCTAGTTTTTTATTTTTAAGAACGAATGTATAACTAATAATAGAAAAGGAGAAGTAAATGTTATCAAATTGGTTTTATAAATTTAAGATAGGAAGAACAATCACAGCTTTACATAGTTTGGATGATGCCACACTAAAGGACATAGGAATACATAGATCAAATATTAGATCACATGCCTATGAGATTTTTGAGAATGAAAAGCCAGAAGAAGACCCGTTGACAGAATTACATAATCAATATGTAAAAGCTGGTTACTAATCAACTTCACCCCAATTATTACATAGTGCTGTATCAACTTCAAAAGGTACCTTTAAGTCGGGAACACAAGTTGTCATGATTTCTACAATCTTGTCTGCTTGTTCTTGGCTTTCTATGTTGAAACACAATTCATCATGCACAGTTAAAGTTGGACACAATCCTTCTTTATAGCATTCTACCATAGCTTTCTTTGTTTGATCAGCACTAGAACCCTGGATAAGCCTATTCAAAGCTTTGTAAGTATAGGCTCTTCGTATTCTGCCTTTCTCGCCATATTCTTTAATAGCTTCTTTCATAGGTAAGGCTCTGTTAAATCCGTAAGAACAAGGCTCGTACATGTCAAATCTACATTTACGTCCTAACCATGTTCTTATGACACCGGTATTCGCTGCACGATCCATGGCTTTGTCTGATAAAGATCTTAAAAAAGGAACTTTTTGATTATAAGTTTCTAAAAGTTTAGATGCTTCTTCTACATCTATGTCCATGACATTAGCAAGTTTACCTTTACCCATTCCATACATGATACCAAGATTGACTGTCTTGGCTTGTTTTCTAGGGATGTTTGCCATATCTGCTACCATTTGATGGAAATCAGCATTACCATCGTGATACATTTTAACAACGTCATCAATCTGTGGGTGTTTATCTACACCTGTCAAGGTGGCACAATAATGAACTAACCATCTTGGTTCTTGTGATGCATAATCAAAGGAACCCCATTTGTGGCCCTCCTCCGGGATAAACAAACCACGAATTAATTTCTTGATCTCAGGATCTCGTGCAGGAATCTGTTGCAAATTGGGGTTACTTGAGCTAAAACGTCCAGTAACAGTTCCACCACCATCAGATCTTAGGGAGTGAAAATCACAATGTATTCTACCATTATGAGAATGCTCAAGAATAGTATCAACAAATGTCGTATTAGCTTTATTTATTTCTCTAATCTTTATAATCTTCTGTGCGATAGGATGAGTTTGATTAGCAAGAAACTGTTTTGTAAACATGGGAGACCCGGACTTTTCTGTGCGAGAATAAGAAAGTCCCACAGCATCAAAGACCTTTGCTACAGATGTGGCGACCCAAGGTTCAACCGTGACTCCAGTTTCTTTGACTATCTCTTGTACAAGTGATTCCTCTATCTTAGTTAGTTTTTTCTTTGTATCGTGAGCTTTCTCAACATCAACACGAACTCCCTTTGTTTTCATTTCAAACAACACGGGAAGTAAATCGATTTCTAATTCAAAAATACTTGAGCATTCTTGTTGAGTTATTTTCTTTCTTAAATTTTCCCAAAGTTTTAAAGTTATCAAAGCATCTTGCTCGGCATACTTACCTACATATCTAGGAGGTAGTTGCCACATACCAGACTTGGCATCAACACCAAACTCTTCTGCAGCAGACTTTAATAATTTTTCGTCTTTAAATTCTCCCAAGTAATCTCTAGCAAGTGAGTTAAGATTATACCATTTTCTATTCTCATCTAGTAAAGGAGCGGCAATCATAGTGTCTATGATTTTACCTTTAACTTCTATACCCTCGGCTCGAAGCCATCCTAAATCATACAAAGCATTATGAAATACTTTTGATATTGTTTCGTCTGCACAAAGTTTTGTTAACCAACTATACACGGCATTCTTTGGCATGTTACCAACCTTGTGTCCCGTAGGAAAATACCAAGCACTATCTCCAGCACCAACTGCTATACCTATTATATATCCATCTTTCCTAGTCCACCCAGGCCCAAGAGTTAAAAGGTTTGAGTCTTTTGTTTCTAAGTCAATAGATACAGTTGTATGTTGTGATAGATCTGGAAGTGTTTGAGGTGGTTCCCAATCAGAATCTACATTCCCCCAGGAAACATCTTTAATATCTTGATCTAGTAAATGATATTGATCATGTTTTGTCATTTATAATTTCTCCACCTAAAGCTGCATAGCCTATAACGTCTAACCACGAATCGTCTTTTGAAATGTCTTCAGCGAGACGAGCCACTTTGACACCTATCATACAAGCCACCACTTCCT